ACTAAATACCAAAATGGCAGATAAACTAAAAAACTCAGCAAAAAAGAAAACGACATCAGATTTAAAAAAGATGGCGCAAGATTCTATGGCTTGGCTAAAGAAAAAGGTTTCAGGAGTCGGCTCTGGCTCAAAACAAGATAAATTTGGCTTGGGTAAACTATTTTTCTTTTATTATGATGCAAAAGGTAAAAATACTTTACCTTATTATGACCGTTTTCCTTTGGTGATACCACTAGAAATGTATCCAGATGGCTTTTTAGGCTTAAACCTACATTATTTACCATTAAATTATAGAATGGCATTTTTAGATAAACTCATGGATTACGCAGATAAGGGTGATGCCGGAGAAATAATGAGAATACGCATCAGTTACGACATTTTAAGCGCATCCAAGCGTTTTAAAGAGTTTAAACCATGTCTTAAAAGATATTTGACTAGTCAAATTCAGTCAAAAATGTTTGCCGTTGAACCGGAAGAATGGCAAAATGCCGTTTATTTGCCAGTTCAACAATTTGTTGGCGCTCCGGTATCTAAAGTGTGGCAAGAATCAATAGACAAAATAGAAGGATAATAGATGGCTGGTAATATTAATAGTTTTAAATCCAGTTTTAATACTGATCTAGCACGACCATCAAGGTTTGATGTTAATATTCCTATTCCTCTGGCTTTAGCTTCTTATATCACTACAGCCAGAAATTTATCCTATCGATGTGAATCTGTGGAAATGCCAGGAAGAGGATTTGAAACATTAGCTAAAAAAATTGGTTCTGCTCCTGTTGAGAAATTTCCTTATCAAACAAATTATAAAGAAAGTACTTTTACTTTTATTGTTTCTGATGATATGAATGAAAAAATATTTTTTGATGCATGGATGGATTTAATCAATCCTTCAACAGATTATAATTTTCAATATAAAGCAAATTATGCAGTAGATGTTTCGGTTAATCAATATGATGTAACTGGAAATTTAACATATGCGGCTGTATTAAAAGAAGCTTATCCTTCCGAAATTAACCAATTAGATTTAGAATGGGGATCAGACGGTTATCATAAACTGGCTGTTGTTTTTACATACAAACAATGGAATAATAATACTGTTTCTGCTTTCAGTCAATCTATAAAAGATGCAGCACTTAATGGTTTACTTAATAATATTACAGGCGTTTAATTGATTTGATAAAGGAGATTTAAAATGGCTTTGCCAAAAATTGATACACCGGTCTACGACCTTGATTTACCTCTTTCCAAAAAACATATTCGTTTTCGACCATTTTTGGTTAAAGAACAAAAAAATTTGATGATGGCCATGGAATCAGATGATAAAGAAACAATTGAAAGAAACATCAAACAAGTTTTAAATAATTGTACTTTAACAGAAAATATCAACATAGACAAATTACCTGTCATTGATGTTGAGTATTATTTTATTAATCTTCGAGCAAGGTCTGTTGGTGAAATTGTTGATAACAAATATGTTTGTACTAATGAAGTTAATGGTACACAATGTGGTAACAAAATGGAAACCAAATTTAATTTATTGGATATTAAAGTAGATATTGATCCTAAAGCTAAAGACATTTTTAAGATTACTGATAATATTAGTATTAAATTAAAATATCCAGAATTTTCTTTGGTTGATAAATTGAAAGAAAAAGATTCTGCCGTTGATATTGCTTTTGAGGTTGTGGTAGACAGTATAGAATACATTTATGACGGAGAACAATACTATCATGCACACGAAACTCCAAAAGAAGAATTATTACAATTCATAGAATCTTTAAGTCAAGAACAATTTTCAAAATTAGAAGATTTCTTTAATCATCTTCCAAAGATGAACAGGAAATTGGAAATTAAATGTAATAAATGTGGTTTTGATCATACGATTAGTATGGAAGGTCTCGAAAGTTTTTTCGAGTAATATTTTGTCATGACAATTTGAGAAATTATTATAAAACTAATTTCTCTTTGATGCAACACCATAAGTATTCTCTTACGGAACTTGAAAATATGTTACCGTGGGAAAGAGATGTTTATGTCGCTATGTTAATTCAGTATATTGAAGAAGAAAACGAAAGAATAAAACAACAAGCTTCAATGAAACGATAGATGGAAAAACAAACAGAATCTTTAGCTTCTAAAATATCTTCATCTTCTGGATTTAAAGATATGATGGCTGGGCCAATCATGTCTAATGCTACTGCACAAGTTTTTAGGCCTAATCCAAATAGAGTATCAATGCAAAGTGATCCTACTTTGACAGAAAAAACATTATCTCCTAAAACTCCCACAACAGAAATTAATAACGACAAAAAAATAGAAGTTGATCAAAGTCAACCAATTAAAAATATTGAAGAAAATGATACAGAATTTGATATTTTAAACAAGATGTTTGGTTTTATGCAAACAGAAGAATCTTGGAAAAATAAAAAACATGAGATGGAGATAGAATATAATAAAAAATTAGAAAATTCCAAAGAAACTAAAAATAAACAATTAATTAGTTTATTTACTGGTAAAAAAATAAAAAAAGAAAAAAAACCTTTAGTTAAAAAAGAAAAAAAAGTTGAAAAAGAGAAAGAATTTACTGCTGAAAAAGAAGTTACAAAAAAAGAAGAACCAACCATATTAGAAAAAGCAAAAGGCGTTGGTGAAAAAGTAGTTACAACTGCACAAAAAGTAATTACACCGAAGAATATAGCAATTGGTGCAGCTGCAGCCACAGGTGTAGCTATTGTTGCAGGTGGTGCAACCAACTTAGGTAATCTTATTGCTAAGAAAGGTGAATCTGGTGCAGCAGGATATGACGCATTTAATTTGGGAACAAAAAATAATAAAATTATTGGATCGAAGAAGAAAGAAAACCTACAAGATATGACAGTCGGTGATATTATGGCTAGACAAAGTATTCAATGGGGTGATCCTAATGAAGATCAAAAACTTTTTGCTGTTGGTAAATATCAAATGATACCTAGCACATTAGCAGATGCTGTAAAAACATTGGGTGTAGGAAAAAATGAAAAATTTACTCCTGAATTACAAGAAAGGATGTTTAAAGAATATTTAATTAGTGCAAAAAGACCGGCAATATCCAAATATCTTAATAGTCCTACAGATGATCCTGATTTATTAAAAAATGCAGTAAGGCAATTATCATATGAATGGGCATCTATTGCTGATCCAGATAAAGGCGGAACAACATCGCATTATGGTTCAGGAAATAAAGCCGTAATTTCTGTTGATGAAATAAGTAATGTTCTAAGGTTGGATCGTGAAAATAATATGAAACAAAAAGGTATTTTAGAGCCCAATTTGGTTTCAACATTAAATAAACCAGAAATACCAACAAAAATTGGTGGAGAATCAGGAAATAAACCAAAAATTACAGCTATATCAACAAATAATACAAATGTTTTTAATGGTGGAACATCTTATAATATTACTAAAGAACAACAAGTAAATAATTCACCACTTGTTGATAAACAATACTACACTCAACGGTAATTAAAAATGGAATATCAAAAAGCAGCGCAAATAAGAAAAAAAAGTCTAATATCTCTTATTGCAGAAAATAAATTTAAAAAAGAACAAAGCTTGGGTTCTTCTATAGGTACTGCCATTTCAGAAAAATTTAAAGCAAAAGCGACAGGTATAAAAGAAAAGTTTGATCCTTTGAATATTATTAGTAAAATTGTAGGTAAAGGAACATTTGGTAAAATAGCAACTACTATTGCTGGCAGAGCTTTAGGAAAAAGTGAAAGAGATATTAGTTATTTTGGTGGTTATGGTAGAAAAAGAAAATCTCTATCGAAAAAAACAAACATAGGACAAATTGATAATGGTGGACTTTCTGGAGGTTCTGATCCTAGGGTAATAGGCGTACTTAGTGAGATGTATAGTTTTATGCAAAAGACACATGAAAAATCAAGAATTCAATCTGAACTTGAAGAATCTATAAAACAAGAACAACTGGATGAAGATGAAATTAGACATGATAAATTGGTAAAAGCAATAAAATCATTTGTTAAAGTTAAAAAATTATCTGATCCATCTAAACCTTCTGAAGAAGGAGGCCTGTTTGGTTGGATAACAAATATGATTACAAAAATCAAAGATGAAATAATGAAAATTATTGACGATATAATGAAAATTATAAAACCAATAGAAGAATTTTTTAAAATAGTTGGTAAAGCTTTATTGGATTTTGGATTGTTTTTTTTAAAAAATCCATTAATTTTATCAGCACTAGCTATGTTAATTGGCGCATATAAATCTGGTGAATTTTTGGAATCAATTGAATGGGCTAAAAAAATGGCTCAAAAAGAAGGCAAACTTGCTCAAAAAGCTTTTAAAGAAAAACAAACAGATTTTTCTTCATTAAAATTGACAAAAGATGAAGCTCAAGCAATTTTAGATCAAGATGAAAGTCCTGCAAAGAAAAGAGATATTGAATCTTTTGGTGGCATTGAAAGATTACAAGCAATTGCATCAGGTAAACCTGACCCAGGAGGTATAAGTTTACAAAAACCAGTCGATTTAAAAACTCCAACAAACCAAACAAAACAATTTCAAGAAAAAAAAATGGAAGTAATGCAACAAAAAGTTGCACCACGGCCGGAAGGAGAAGGAACTAAAGGTGTTTTAAAACAAAAACAATGGGATAAAAATTTCTCAGAAAATTATAATAATGATGGTAGTTTAAAAACACCAACACAGGCAATTCCGACTCCAGTAAATAATGAAATACCTAAACAAGCTAATCCAAATGAACAATCTTTAACTGGTAATAATAATTCGGTTGTTGCAATAAAAAATAATGTTAATAATCTTAGTGGCGGTGCACCAAAAATGTTTAACATGGATTCTATAAAAATTAGAGATTCTTCTTTAATGCGCCACTTGTGGAATTCAGCAGTAAATTTATAATAAAAAACCCCGCCGAAGCGGGGTCAAAACCAATCACCAACAACCCATCATTAATCTTCTTCAGCTAACTTGCTGAAATAACTTAAATCATCATCTTCAGAAATATCTTCTTTAAACGGAGAATCTTCTGCTTGTTTCTTAGGTGCAGAAAACTCTTTTGCTTTGGTTTGTTCTACTGTTGTGCGTGGTGCTTCACCATTTAAACCAAGAACTTTATCAAGGCGAGCTTTTAACACATCATACGATTTGAATTCTTTATCAGAAACCATTTCTTGTAATGAGAATTGTGTTTTCCAAATTTTCTCCAACTCATCATCATCAGACAACAACGGTGATGGAGCATCGAATTCAGATTTATCATAATTCTGATAACCTTCAACTTTACGAATCTTTAATTTGAAGTTAGCACCTTTCCACATATCAAACGGATTGATTGCCTTTTCATCTTCAAACTGAGGATTCATTGCTTCAGTAATTTTATCAAAAATCTTTTTACCGAACTTGAACAATTTAACTTGTCCTTCATTTTCTGGATGCTTAGGATCCGAAACGATATAAACATTGGCGATGTAATTCAATTTACGCTTTTGTTTACGAACTACATCTTTGTTTGCTTCGATGCCAGAATTCCATAATGTTGAATTGTGTTCACATACTGGACATTGTTGATTCTTTGTGGTCAAGCAGTTGTCGATTAACCAACCACCTGGACCTTGGAATCCATGTGAGAAAACTTTAACCCAAGGCAAAGCATCTTCACCATCTTTTTCAGAAGCAGGAAGAAAACGGATAGTGGCCATGCCATTACCTGATTTATCTACTTCGGGACGCCAGAAGTTATCAGATTTATCTGAACCACCTTCTGAAGATGTGTTGAGTGCTTCGATTGCTTTGGAGAGTTTGTCGAGATTACCACTTTGACGTTTTAGATTTGCGAAACTCATAGTATTACCTTCTTTCTTATTAACGGAGTATAAACGGAATATTTCAAATTACTTCTCATAATCAACTACTAGTATATCATATATTTAGGCGTTTGTCAAACATACATTTGTAATATTGCCACAGTTGTTGGCCAATCTTTATGAAGAATACCAATACCGCCGGCTTCACGCCATTGGTCGATTACCACTTCAGTATCATCAATAATAATCTTATCTGGTGCTGCAAAATTTCTTTTCAATCTTTTTCCTGGTACCAAATT